TCAGTAGCGACGACGGGCAAAGCGGCCCACGGCCCCACATCGGCCTGATTGACGAGCTGCACGAGCACAAGACGAACACCGTGGTCGAAATGATGCGGGCCGGTACGAAGTCGCGCAGGCAAGCCATGATTTTCATGATCACCAATGCGGGCCCCAACCGCATGGGGCCATGCTGGGGTTATCACGAGTACGGCGCGAAGGTGGCGGCGGGCGAGGTGGAAGACGACGCATTCTTCCCTTTCGTGTGTTCGCTTGATGAAAGTGACGACCCATTTGCCGACGAATCGTGCTGGCCCAAGGCCAACCCGTCACTACAAGACGCCGATCTGCCCGGCATGAAATACATCCGGGAGCAGGTGGTCGAGGCCAAGGGCATGCCGTCCAAGGAAGCCATCGTCCGGCGCCTGAATTTCTGCCAATGGACGGACGCCGAAAGCCCGTGGATCAGCGGCGAAGTGTGGCGCGGGGCACAGCGGGATTTTGACTGGCAGGACTTGCGCGGGCGCCGCGCCGTGGCGGGGCTTGACCTCTCCAGCACCACCGACCTGACGGGCATGGTTTTTCTGGTGGAGCCCATCGAAGCGGGCGAACCGTGGTTGCTGGTGCCCTTCGCCTGGTTGCCTGACGTGGAATTGCAGCGCAAGGCCGATGTGGACCGCGTGCCGTACATCCAGTGGCGCGCCGAGGGGTATCTCGACACCACGCCGGGCCGGGCTATCAGCAAGCGGGTCATTCTGCAAAAGCTGTCGGCCATGTGCGACTTCTTCGAGATCATCGCCGTCGGTTATGACCGCTGGCGCATCGAAGATTTAATGGCAATGGCCGCCGATGATGGCATCAGCCTGCCGGAAATGAAGCCGGTAGGGCAGGGCTACAAAGACTTCAGCCCGGCGCTGGAAACCTTCGAGCGCATGTTGCTGAACGGCGAGATTGCACACGCAGGGCACAAGGTTCTGGACTGGTGCATGAGCAATGCAGTCATCGAGCAGGACGGCGCGGAAAACCGCAAGCTGTCCAAGGAAAAAGCGACGGGCCGGATTGACTTGGCCGTAGCTGCTGTGATGGCGGCGGGGCTGGTGAATGCCTCCGTCGCCACTGAACAATCATTTTGGGACTCTCCTTGAAACTCCTTGACCGATTCTTGGGCCGCAAAGCTGCCCAGCTCACCTACGACCAGGTGGCAAGCCTGATCGACGGCGTGGGCGGCGGCACTGTCGCCGGGGTCGCTGTCACTGACAAGACCGCGCTGCAGGTAGCCACCGTTCTTGCGTGCGTGAAGGTGATCGCCGATGGCTGCGCAACGCCTGACCTGAATGTGTTCCGCGAACTGCAGGATGGAACGCGCCAGAAGGCGACCAACATCCCGGAATATCGCCTGTTATCGCGCCGCCCGAACGAATGGCAAACCAGCTTTGAATGGCGTCGCCAGATGACCATTCACGCCGCGCTGACCGGTGCGGGTTTGTCCATCAAGGTCAAGGGCCTGAATGGCCGCGTAAAAGAACTGATCCCTGTCATGCCTGGCAACTGGGATGTCCGCAAGGTGTCGCGCTACGAGGTGCGCTACCGGTGCTGGGACGAATTCGGAATCATTGGCGAGTTTGGCCCTGATGATGTGTTTGTCATCAATGGCGTGCAGTGGGATTGGGTGGGTAGCATGAATGCGGTGCAGCTTGCGCGCTCTGCCATCGGCCTTGCCATCGCCACTGAAAAGAGCCAAGCAGCGATGCACGCCAACGGGCTGCGCCCCAGCGGCACGTACAGCGTGGACGGCAGCTTGAACGAAGAGCAGCACAAGCGCCTGACAGCATGGCTGCGCGAAAAGACAGGCCCGGACAGCTCGGGCACTCCGCTGGTACTGGATCGCAGTGCGAAATGGCAACCTACGACGCAAACTGGCGTGGACGCGCAGCACGTTGAGACGCGCCGCCTGCAAATCGAGGAAATCTGCCGGGGTTATGGGGTGTTTCCGATCATGGTTGGGCACTCCGACAAGACCAGCACCTTTGCCAGCTCCGAGGCGTTCTTTGCGGCCCACCTGATCCACTGCCTGGCGCCGTGGCACCGCGCCTGGACGCAGCGGATTGACGAAATGCTGCTGGACGGCGCCGGGCCGCTGTTTGGCGAGTTCGACACCCGCTACATGCGCGCCGGTTCCATCAAGGACCGCGCCGTTTACGCCCGCACCATGGTCGAAATGGGCCTGATGAGTCCAAACGAATACCGCGATGAAGAGGGCTGGGATCCGCGCCCTGGCGGTGATGAATACCTCAAGCCGTTGAACATGAGCAGCGGCACAGCCGATGAAGGAAGCACCAATGCAAAACAAGACCCAGCAACGCCTTGAGCGCAAGGACGCAGGCGGTGGGCGCGAAGTGCGCTCCTTCGCTCTGCAGATCAAGGCCGCAGGCGACGATGGCACCGTTGAAGGCTACGGCTCCGTTTTTGGCGTGCGTGACAACTACGACGACGTGATAGCAAAGGGCGCCTTCGTCCAATCCCTGAAAGACCACAAGGCGGCTGGCACCATGCCCGCAATGCTCTGGCAACACGATGCCGACAAGCCAATCGGCGTCTGGACGGAGATGGTCGAAGACGAAAAAGGCCTGCGCATCAAGGGCCAACTGGCAATGGAAACTGTCAAAGGTAAAGAGGCCCACGCTCTGCTCAAGATGGGCGCCCTGAATGGCCTGTCCATCGGCTTCATGTCCAAGGAATGGGCCTACGACAGCGGCACAGAAGTGCGCACACTGACAGCCATCGACCTGTGGGAAGTCTCCCTGGTCACCTTCCCCGCCAACGAAAAGGCGCGGGTCACGAATGTGAAGTCGGCAGATGAAATGGCGGCTCCAAAAGATGCTGAAAAAGCCCTGCGTGATGCCGGGTTCAGCAAAAGCGACGCGACGGCCTTTGTGTCGCGCGTCATGCGGATGGGAGAAGTGCGGAGTGATTCTGCGAATTCGACCGCCGTGGCAATGAAGGCAGCCGATCGGCTGCTGCGTTCCCTCACCTCCTGACGAACCCGTCATCACCAACAAGCCACCTTCGGGTGGCTTTTTTCATTTCAGAAAGCACCATCATGCGTAAATCGCTCTCCCTCCTGGCCGTCATGGCCGCCCACATGGCCGCATTCACGGCCAAGGCCCAAGCTGTCGGCGCATACGAAAAGCGCGAAGACCCCAGCGTCAAGTCTGTGGCCGATGCCCTGGACAAGATCGCCACGGCGTTTGACGAGTACAAAAAGACCAACGACGCCCGCATTGAGGCCGTGAAGTCCGGCGCCTCGACCGAAGCCCTGGACGCCAAGCTCGCCAAGATCGACGCCCACATTGAAGGCCTGGGCGAAGTCAAGACCAAGCTGGAAAAGATGGAAACCAAGCTGTCGCGCCCCGGCGTGATGGATGGTGGCCGCCAAGAAGGCGAAAGCAAGGAAGCCGTGGAATACCGCCACGCCTTCCTCGACTGGATGCGCGCTCCCGGCGACCACGAGCGCCAACAAAAGGCCGCCACTTCCGCCAAGCAACTGGAAGCCAAGAGCCGCGACGGCCGCGAAACCCGTGCCACGCAGACCGTGACCTCGACCGGCTCCGCTGGTGGTTTTGCGCTGCCCGAGATCATCGAGCGCCAGATTGCCCGCCTGTCGGTGGACATCTCGCCTATCCGCCAGATTGCCACCGTTCGCACCGTTGGCAGTCCTGACTACAAGGAACTGTTCGACGTCAACGGCGCTGGGTTCGAGTGGCTGGGTGAAACCGACACCCGCGCGCAAACCAACACGCCTGACCTGGCAGAAGTCGCGCCCACGTTCGGCATGGCCTCTGCCAAGCCCCAGGCGTCGGAAGAATCGCTCGACGATCTGTTTTTCGATGTGGAAAACTGGCTCACCATGTCGGCCGCCGAAGCCATTGCAGCCGGTGAAGGCGCTGCATTCGTGTCGGGCAATGGCACCAAGAAGCCCACAGGCTTTCTGGCAGGCCCCACCCCGGTGACGACTGCTGACAGCGCCCGCGCTTTTGGAACGCTGCAGTACATCGCATCTGGCCAAGCCGCCGCGCTGCCCACCAGCGCCGATGTGTTCTATGACCTGGTGTACGCGCTGCGCGCCCGCTACCGCAACAACGCCCAGTGGGTGACTTCGAAGCTGGTTTTGGCCGCGCTGCGCAAGTACAAGGACACCTCGGGCCAGTACCTGTGGCAACCAGCCCTGACTGCGGGCCAGCCTGCGACATTCATGGGCTACGGCATCACCGAAGCCGAGGATATGCCCGCTGTCGGCGCTGGCGCGTTCTCCCTGGCCTTCGGCGACTTCAAGGAAGGCTACCTGATCGCTGACCGCGTAGGCATGCGCATCACCCGCGACGAAATCACCACCCCCGGCTTTGTGAAGTTCTACGTGCGCAAGCGCGTGGGCGGCAAGCTGCGTAACACGCAAGCAATCAAGTTATTGAAGATCGCTGCGAGCTGATAGCACAGCATCACCACCGCCAACGGGGGCTACGGCCCCCGTTTTTCGTTACCGATCAAGGCCCCGCACACCATGCCCATTGAGATCAAATACACCGGCACCCAGCAACGCTGGCCGGAACTCGCCACGACTGGTAAACAATCGGTTTGGATGCCCGGCCAGATCGAAGAACGCGACGACGTCGAAGCCGGAAAGCTGCTGGCCACCGGCCTCTTCAAGACCGAACCGATCCCGTTAACTGCAACCCTCTCGGCCCAGGGGGTTGGAAATAGATGGGAC